GGAACACCTACAAGAGACTACCGTCTCTTGTAAAGAGCCATCCTGCGGAGCAGTGCGACGTGCCCTCCCGTAAAGGAGCACACGCCGACCGACACCGTGGAGGCGAATTGTCTCCAACCCAGCAAGTTTGGACAGCTTGCTGGGCTGGTCTTGTCCATGCTGGCTGGGACTCCCTGGCTCTCGCTTGGCATCTTCATCACTGGTTCAAACGCACGGTTCGTTCCCGTGGTTACGTTTGGGTCGCTAAGGTGATAAAGACACTTTGCGAGTACGTCAGGTGCCGTTCTCTTCGCTCTTTCTCCCGATTGCCGGAGCACTTCCCTAGGGAAGTCGCTGTTGCAATGGGAGATCTTGCTAGAAGTAAGGCACTTGACGGGTTCTCTTTCTCTCGCTGCTCCCGAGGCTTCCCCAGACCTCCGCCCGAAGGGGCGCGGTCTGTCCTCGATGAGCACAAGAAAATGAGTACCTCCAGGGGTTCCACATCGGGCGCGATTCTCGATAACCTTCGCAAATTTGTCACTTCTTCCGTGGAGGGAAGAAGCATGAAGGTTCCGAAATCGCTCCCCGCCAGTACATCCTCCTGCTTTGAGCTCTCCGGAGCTCACGGCGGGATTGACGGTTTCCTGCTCCAAGTCGGGCGGCGCTGGATTGCCGAGACCGTGAGCCCTCTTAACGAGTGGGGAGACAGTGGAAGGATTGACCTTCCTTTCTGCGACCTCCCTGAACCCGTCCAAGAGGACTCGCGGTTGAAGCGCCACGCCCAAGACAGCCTCGGTCGTTACTGTTTGTCGTTGATACGACGCGAGGTTGGTTTTGGGATGACTTGGAGTGCGGACAGGTTGGTTGCAGTGCGCGCGGTTGGCGTTCTTGCCCTTCGCTACGGTCGAGATCTTAATAAGACTCCTCCGCGGTCGAGGGCAGAGGCCCTCCGTTCGCCCGGCATGAAGTTTAGGGTTGTCACGGTACCTGACGCCCTTACCTTCGTGGAAGGTGACTGGCTCCGCCGCTCTGCGAATCTGCTCCCTAAGGAGCACTGGTTCGTAGACGACGGAAGGTCTCTTCCGACTAACCTGCGAATTGGCGTCGGCGGCAAACTCATCTCTAGCGACCTTACGAAGGCAACTGATGGTTTGCACCACGACGCAATTCGAACCGTCATCGAGGCTCTTCATTCGTCGGGCGTCATTCGTATGAATGACGTTCCGCTCGCAATGAGGAGTCTCGGGATGTACCCTCGTACCCTCGTCACATGGGATGGTGACGAGGCCGAGGCAAGGCGGGGAAGCCCGATGGGCACTCCTCTGTCGTTTGTCGTTCTTTCTTGGATTTCGGCCTGGGCAACCGGGGCGTTCCGCGCAGGAGCCTGCCACGGAGATGACGCTGTGGGATTGACATCCACCTATCCTCAAGCAGAACAGCTTGAGATGGAGGACTACTGCAGCGCCGTCGAGGCGGTTGGTGCCGGTGTCAACCTCTCTAAAACTCATCGTTCTCACAGTTTCTTCACGTTCTGTGAGACGTTGGGTGTTAGGGGGATTGACAAGAAAGGACGACAAAGGACGCTTGTCATCTTCGCTCCTCCTGTTCCACAACCGGGTCTTTGCGCACCGGTTGCGGCTGAGAGTCGGTGTGGAAACCGACGTCTCAACAGGCAAGAGAGAGTGATGAAGACCCTCTTCCCG